TCTGAGGCTGTCTTCGCAGTTTCAGCGTCCTGCTTATGTGTGTTGGCTGTGTCCCTGGCGCTCTCTGCGCCGGTCTTCGCTGTTTCAGCGCCAGTCTTATGAGTTAGCGCGGTGTCGCGGTAACCTAAGGCTAGATCCCTGGCAGCCTCAGATGCAGCCTGAGCTGCAACGCTAGCTGTCTTCGCGGTTTCACTAGCTGTTGCTGATGTTGCACTAGCTGTGGCTGATGCAGCTGCTGCGTTTACGGATGCCTGGATGTCACTTTCGCTGGTCGATGACGTCCCGCTGCTTTTGAAGAATGAAGTGCTGCTCATATCAGTACGCATCCTGGTAATCGTATGAGGGGCTGATTGCCTGGGTGCCGCCGTTGAGCTCCTGGTCGTTTGCCTGTTCCTGGATCTCAGTTAGGAACGTCGTGTACTTTTGCTCGAAGAGATCCGAACGGGTGTCCAGGTAGTAATCCGCTGCGTAGGTCAACCCTGAGTAAATGATTAGATCTGGCGCGACCTTAGCCAGGGCATTTTCATCACTGTCTGCAGTCATGCTGTCAAACTCGCCGTAATAGTAGAGTGTGACAGTGCCGCTGGCCGGCTGCGGGAATAGCTTCACGCGCTCCTGCTCACGACAGAAGTACATAGGCTTACCGCTGTGGGCGTTGTTTGCCAGCTTGCGGTACTCAGACATTGTGATACGCCGCAGCTCGTACTCCGCTGAATACAGCGAGATGATTTCGAGGAAGTCGCTGGGCAGTGTGATCTCAGAGGTTAGCGCTGATATGGTGTAATCGTTCTTCTTTTCGTTCAGCGGTGTTCTGAGCTGGCGCTGGATACGGGCGATCCCCTGGTCAACAAACCTGGTAGTCAGGGCAGTGGTGATGTCGCTCCGGTTCAGCAGGTCATTGAAATGTGATTTGAGATCGCCGTAATTCATTGTCAGGCACTCCTGGTGCGTGGTTTCTTCTTGGCTGTTTTGGCAGCCTTACGGAAGTTGGCGGCTGTAGGTGCGCCTTTGGCACCAGGCTTTTTCATGCGCTCACCAGAGCCGGCTTTGATCCTGGCTCGTTTCTTGTGGATGTTTTCGTAAAGGCTCATTTCTTCTTGCCGCCTTTGCCTTTGGGTTTCTTGCCGTACATCATGTGCTCCTTCTGGATTTAGAGCCGCTGCACTTCCACTTCTTTCTGGATAAACGCAGGGGCGAGTTGGGATCTTTTGCTGCTTTAGGGTGTTTCTTCATCTGGCCGGCAGAACGAGCACAATAGCTGTCACCGCGGCTAGTGCCTGGTGATATGCTGTAACCCTTAGCTCCATACCGCACAGTCTTTTTGCGGCCCGTCGACTTGTTAGTGACGGTCTTGCTAAACTTCTTGCCGGTGGATGCCATCAGACCCTCTTTTCTGTGGTTAGGAATGCGTCTAGGTTTTCAGCCTTCAGCTTCTTCACGATGTCCGCAGCGCTGTGTTCGCCTGTCATGATGTCGAAGCCCTCGCGCATCCACTTCTCCACGATTACGACTGGGATCTGAGCGACAGACATGAAGTCGCCTTCCCGCCGGTCTTTCGAGGCGTTGCGCTGGTCTTTGATGTCGTCGAGGAAAGACTGCGAGATATCCTGGGTGTGCTTACGATGCAAGCCGTCGACATCGAAGCCGAACTGCGTGTCCGTGCCGACCAGGGTCGGGGTTGTCTTAGTCAATTGTTTACTCCTTGAAAAGATAAGGCTGTGGGTGGGCCCAGGCCAAGGAGAGCATAAAACCTGGGGGTTCCCACCCACGCCTATAACGACGTCTTACGACAGGCCGGTGATCTGGCCTGAGGCTGACGGATGCATGTGCATCAAGCCGCCTTCATACGTGATGAAGTGCTTGTCGCTGTCGCCGGTCTGAGCAAGCAGAGTACGGGTGACAGGACGCAGCACGGCTGAACGCCAGTAGCTGGTGTCCAACAGGAACGCATGTGTGGACATCTGGACGCGGTTAAGCACGACCTTCAGAGTACCGAACGGGTTGACCATGATGTTAACAGCATTGGTCAGTGTCTGGTTCTCGTCGTTGAAGGTACGGCTACGACCAGAAGCACCAGTGAAGCCGGCGACGATCAATGAATCGGCTGGCTTGATCATGAAGATCGACGGGTCACCGCCGGCTTCATAGACTGCCTGGTGGGTCTCGTTGACCTTGGCTTCGGTCATCGCGTCTGTTGAGTTGCTTCCTGCGTCTTTCGTTACGCCAGATGCAATCAACTGCGATGCGGATGCCATTTCACGAGCTGCACTTTCGGAACCGGTAACAGCAGCATTGTCCTGACCGACATAGGCATATTCTATGTCTTTCTTCAATGTTTTCAATGCCTTACCTAGCTGGTACGCAGTTTCCTTGGCACGTCCATACGTCTTGATGGCGTCTGCGGTTTTCGAAACTTGGAACGCCTCAGTTAGGATCTGGGTATTACCCGTGATCATCGTGGTTGGAGACAGAGCTGAGAGGCTGGCGTCTGCACCTTCTATGGCCTTATTATCGGCCGGCGCTGCAAGCGAATCTGTCTGATATTCATACACACGAGCGTGTACTTTTTGGGACCGGATAGCCGTATACATAGGGCAATCCAGTGGCGAGATGTTGGTGATCAAGTCCTGGACGTCTTCTGCCTTACCGACCTGGTCATATGTGGAATAGAGGCTCATAGGTTTATCCTTCCTTATTAGCCAATGTTGGGTGGTTTATTGCTCCCAACGCTGAAGGATGACATCAGCCATTTCCTCGAAGTCTGTGTGGCTTTGATTAGCCAAAGATTGGAGTGCCTTTTCCTGTCTGGCCTTTTGACGAGCTTGACTGTTCGCCGGAGCTTTCTTGGAGCGGAGCACTTTCTTCTTTGTTGCTGCTTTCTTCTTAACGGTTGCAACCCGTTTGCCCTGTTCGTAAAGACGGGCCTTGTTCAATAACTGGATCACGGTGGGATCGGTTATTGTATTGACCTGTGCCTCAGGGAGACCCTGCGCGATGGCGTATGACCGGATGTCGTTGTAGAGCGAGTTGCTCCAGTCCGGTATAGCCTCTTGCAACACCTTTACGCTTTCCCGCGCAGCCTCTTGCTGGGCGTTCTGCTGTTGTTGTTGCAGGTCTTTGTAGAAAGCATCAGCTTCCTCTTTGAGAAACTTCAGGTTGCTTTCGGCTTCCTGAGCTTCTTTGCGAAGCTGAGCAAAGTCCGTCGCATCCATTGTCTTACTGGCAACCAGCATATCAATGTCCGCAAACGGTTTCGCACGTTCTTCTGCATCGCTGAGAAGCTTTTGCAGAACCACATTACTACGAGCAGTGACATCGTCAGCTTCTTTACGCTGTCGAGCGAGCTCTTGAGACTTTTGAGTGAGAGAAGCTTCCTGACCTGCGAGACGCTTAAGCTTGCCGATGGTGCTCTTGTGGACTTCACCTGAGACAACAACTTCAACTTCAGTTTCGTCAGAGATATCGACATTGCTATCGCCATCCTGTTCATCTTCCGCTTCATCTTGTTCATCATCATCTTCATCGGTTTCATCCTCTTCAGAGGCCTCGTCTTGCTCATCTTCCTCTAGTTCAGTGTCGTCTTCCTCTTCATTTAACGGCAGTTCACCCTGTGTCTCATCGTCTTGGGTGTCTTCCGTCGCCTCTGGCTCGTTTGTCGATGGCTCTTCTGGAGCGTCGGCCCAACGGGCTAGGATGGCATCTTCGATGGGTTCATGACTGTCAGGAACTCCACCGTCCGAAGTAGCGTTTGATTGCACGTTGTTTGACATGGTGCTCAGCTATCCTCTTGCTTGTTGTTAGCTTTTGTTTTCGATTTGGCGACAATCTCGTCCTTCACTGTGACCCGCTGCTGTAGGGTCTGAACGATGTCGACAAGTGCGCGATAATGGTGAAAGGCACGCTCTCGAGCGTCCTGGTCTTCCGGCTTGGAATTACAGAACGCCTGGAAAGCTTGGTTCACCAGGTCGTTGACGGTCTTATCAAAGACGTCAGCGCTCAGCAGCGCCTGGGCTTCATCGCCTAGACGCAGCAGCTCATCCTCATTTGGCATGAGGCTCTCCTTCGTAGTTATTTAGTGGTAGTGGTTATTAGCCAGTCGGGCTGGCGATGCCGCGCACATCTGTTGTGCTCCGGCGCAGGACCTCGAGCTCACCCTCGTCAATCATTTGCTTATGACGGAACTGGGCCTCTTTGAGATCCTGGTTATCTGACTGCATCGCATGCTGCGCTTCAGCCTTTGTCTTCTCGAGCTCAAACTTGAGCGCTGCAATCTCAGCGTCAGTCTGTGCTTTGAGCTCAGCGATCTGCGTCTGACGCTCTTGCAGCTCGATCTGTTTAGCTGCCATCTGGACCTGCATCTCCTGAGCTTGGTCAGGCTGAGGTGGCGGCAGCTGGTCTGGTGATGTCAGATAATCGTCGACGTTAAGGATGCCCTGGTTCTCCAG